ATCAAGTTCCACCACTCTCCACGTATGTGAGCGGTGCTTTGCTCCTTCGTCACCCTAGAGTTCGTCATAAATGGACTGTATATATTGTTTAAAATCATTCTCGTCTACCCATCGTTTAGGTCTCTTAAACTGAGACAGTATTCCAACCACGTCATCCGCGAAGTTCTGACAGTTGGAACCGATGAATGCATACTGAAATTTATTTGCACTTACTCGAATCAGATGTTCAAATGCTTCGATTTGACCTGGTAACATGACCGTTTTATGGTGTTGCAACACCCAAGTGTCATCAATTTCAGCCATATCTCGTATGACAGATTCATACACATCTTGTACTTCAGAATGAGCTGGATTTTTATTTGGATACATGAGTCCAGCTGCATTGTATATTTCTTCCTTAGTCATTCCTGATAGTGTCCAATCTACCGCTTTAAAATTGCCCACTTCAGTAGTTGACTCAGTTACTGCTTTAAACATACCTGGTCCTGATGTCATATTTAATCTTTTAATCCTAGTGTTACCTGATCTAGTCAAATAAACACTATTCTCAATATATGAACCTTCATTTATTCCAGCGTACAAGATTGTGTTCCGATATACATCTCCAATCTTTTCAGTTTGAATTATCTCTACGCGTGCATGCATTGGTACGATTTTCCTCTTTTGCAATAATGAAAATAAATTCTTTTGGAAGATGTTAGCCGTACCGTCTTGCACTTTAAGAGCAGTATTAGCCATCCATTCCTCTAATTTACCCTCACCGAATAATCCCATTGAATTATATCTCACATTGATACCTGTATCAATGTAATCGGTGGAAGTTCCTCTGATTACCTCATCATCGATACCTGGCAACGTGATTTTCTTCGGCTTGTTCCTAAACGTATTAACTGATCCATCTGATATCCGCTTAAGTATATCAAGCTTTGGATCATCTGCTTTTAGCAAGCCATAATTCATCCTTGCCACCACTGCGTATTGACACCATGAGTGAAATGCATTTAACACCGCCTGATAATCAACACCATGATGATTTGGATCAGCTATCGATACAATGGCTCCAATGGTTACGACTATAGCACCAAGTAACGGCATAGCCAACGAAACTACTCCGCCGATTCCTTGTATGATAGTAGCTAGCGTTTGTATTCTGGAAGGTTGCATTAACTGATTAATTATGTCAATCCTCCGTTGTACGTCGTTTAAGACGCTCTGAACCGACATTAACTTGGTATCTATCTGCGTTAAGAATGCGGCATTACGCGTTATTCTAACATCACATGTATCCACGGTTGATAGACCGGATGGATTTATAAAGTATTTTAACGATATCATTGAATTTTTCTGCATTTTAAAATACACCGACACTCCGTTATAAAAGATGCGGTTGCCAGCGATTACAAGTATATTCCTACCCTTCTTATAAGTGCCGCCCACGCAATCACCATTAAGTTTGGATGCGTCCTGCGGTCTCAACATCTTCGCCGTAAATTTCGGCGGAGTTACCACGGTCATGTCCTGATAGTCATTTAAAGCTGCTGAGTCGTACATCTCCCAACCATAAGTATAATTGGAAGAATCAAATCCAGTGTCTGTATACTTATGCGTATCCGTAGCTATCACGCCTCCGGCATTTATTGATACCGCATAAAAGATCATATCAACTGATAATTTGGTCAGTAGGTTAACACTTGAAGTTAATTTTAAGGATTGCTTACCAGATGAATCAGTGAAATCAGTGATTTCAAAATCCGTCACATAATTTATTATGGTACTTCCAATCGTTAGCGAAAAAGTAGTGTTATTATTAACCACTCCGCCTAGCGAGGGAGCCGCCGAATTTAGTTGTAAGGACATGTTAAGAATTAATTCATTCGGATTAGAATAGGTTAATCCTATACATCCAGTCGTCTTCATATATACGACTGACTTCGCATTAGCTATAGAAGTCGTGGATGAGTAATCTGGTTGGTCTGTAAATTGTATGATAGCATCATCTAATTTATAATCAGATACTAAATCAATAACGTTATTACTCTTAACTGATAATAGATCGAAATTAACATTATCCGGCTTAACTAATCCGGGTGCTAGTAGCATGACCTTTAATGCATTATTATTATGAAATGAGTCAGTTGACACCACCACGGATCCACTATGAACGTTCATTGTCGCCAAGGTCGGAGAAAGATATACAGCCTTTCCCTCTGAGATCTTAGTGTTTGAATACCTATCAATAGTTGTTTGTTTCACTTTGAAAGTTCCCAGCAGATTTGCAGAATCAGATGCAAATTCATTAGTTAGCGTAAGTGCAGATGCCAATTGAAACGTGCAATCATCGACTATCCTGATAGTGTCATCACTAAGGAGAGGCGATGATGATATCAAACTATTTAATGAACTCCGCATAGTTATAATACTAGATGTGAGTACATCAGCCTTTGTGAATTGATTGTCCATAGCTGCACGATATGCATCATCGAAACTCTTAGATTCGCATGCCGTTAACGTACCCAAAGACTGCTGAATATTATCCAATAACATTGACAGCAATTGTGAGTCCGGAAACGCAGCTGTAATTGAGTATGTAACACGTACGTCTATATATGGCGACCCACTCAACTCATGCGATATATTTCTAATATCATTAGAACTGAGATGTAGACTGCCATGCTTTGTCGAATATCCAATCAGTGATGATTCTCCAACTTCGTAATCATTTACATACTTCCTCACTTGCTGTGAAGACATCGAATAAATATCTAGTAAACCATTCGCACCTACCACGCAGAATACGAGTAGGCATGAATAAGGGCCATTGTTATCATATTCATCGATAGTTTGATTTGACAAACTAAGCTGATACTGCAGGTATCTGTTTCCGACAATGCTAGTTTCCATAATCAATGAGGATGGGTAATACGTTATTTTGATTATCTCATGCGAATCAACAATCCATGAAATGTTTGTTACATCTTCGGTAGTGAAGTCAACACATTGAGGCCCAATTACAGTGGCAAACACTATTGTATGCTTATCATCAAAGATGTTTTTCATATTCTTATAGTTTAAAGGTATTAACGAGGATCGGTCCTCAGTTGCAGGAGACTGGATCGTAGGATATATGGTAGTGTTTACATATCCCGACAGGTCATACATGATAGATTTCATACTATCAGATATCGTATGCGTATTATTTGTGATGTTTAACACCGCCGATTGATAGACGGTCAGGACAGACACTCTATCCATGTGTACCGTTTCCATGTTTTTCAGTTCACGGATAGCATTATCCATGTTTAATCCTAGGTTGGCTAGTGATGCTGACATTTTAGCTATCACTTCCTTTTCCTGCTCTTCAGTCATAGTTAAAATCTGCGCTATATTGTCAATTCTCGCCAATTGAGAATTCATATCCAGGATGAGCCTTTCGCGGTTCGGCGCATCTTTGAACACATTATACAGGTCCCTCAATGAGTGAACGTTTCCAGGGTACGACATTGCAAAAAATGCC